GAATCTGGTAACCAAGGGTGGTATTCCTAACAAGACACTCAACGTTGCTCTTGCTGGTACAGGTGTTGGTAAGTCACTATTCATGTGTCATATGGCAGCAGCATGTCTTTCTATTGGATATAATGTTCTCTACATCACACTAGAGATGGCAGAAGAAAAGATTGCTGAACGTATTGATGCTAATCTTTTGAATGTCAACATCCAAGAGATTGGTGAGATGCCCGAAGCAATCTTTAAAAGCAGAGTCAATGAGATTGGTAGGAAGTCTCAAGGTAAATTGATTATCAAAGAGTATCCTACTGCTGCTGCACACTCTGGACATTTCAAGTCATTGTTGAGTGATCTCTCACTTAAGAAAGACTTCAGACCTAATATAATCTTCGTTGATTATCTGAACATCTGTGCTTCATCGCGATACAAAGGACATATTGTTAACTCTTACACCTATGTTAAAGCGATTGCAGAAGAGTTACGTGGTCTTGCAGTCGAGCATGATCTCCCTGTTGTCACTGCTACTCAAACTACTAGGAGTGGTTTTGGCAATAGTGATGTTGACCTCACAGATACTAGTGAATCTTTTGGTCTTCCCGCTACTGCCGATCTTATGCTTGCTCTTATATCTACTGAAGAACTAGAGCAGTCAGGTCGTATCATGATCAAGCAGCTCAAGAACAGATACAACGATGCTGCCTATTACAGACGCTTCACTGTAGGCATTGACAGATCAAAAATGAAGCTGTATAATGTCGATGACTCCGAAGGTGATATCTTATCTTCTGACTCTCCTGAAGAGGAGACCATGGACCGCCTAGATGATATCTCTGACAGGCAATCTAGACTAGACAAATTTTCCCAATTCGTAATTTAAACATGACCGTTCAATTTGACCGCTATGAAGAATTTGTGGCAGCAGTTACTTCAGAGTGCTCTACAAACTTTGTTGACTTTGCTGATCGTATTGGTGCTCTTGATAGACAAGGTGCCAATATTGAGAGACTTCTTACTGCTGGTGTTGGAATTAATGCTGAAGGGGGTGAGTTCCTTGAGATCATTAAGAAGATGGTCTTCCAAGGAAAACCGTGGAACGAAGATAATCGTGAGCATCTCATTATTGAGTTGGGTGACGTTATGTGGTATGTTGCTCAAGCTACAATGGCACTTGATATTTCCTTCGATGAGGTAATCGAAACCAATGTCAACAAACTGAAGAAGCGTTACCCTGGTGGTGAGTTTAACGTTCATAATTCAGAAGTTCGTGCAGCAGGTGATCGTTAAAATATTATGAAGAACCCTCCATTTGTGAGGGTTTCATGATAATATAGATATGTCAGCAACAAACTGCTCATGATCAATCTACATGAAAAATTTAATCATTACCTCCACACTGATAAGACACCCGATTGTGGAAATATTGATGATGGTTTGATCGGGTATGGGTGGCGTGACGATGGTAAACAAATCGTAGGATACTATCTCTTGACCAAACGACATAGGCATCATTACACCTTGACTCACGAGTATGTTGGTAAAGAATCTAACTAACTTTTATACCTCCTCTAAATACTAGGGGAGGTTTTTTCGTATGAAGTTAGCAGATCTCTGCCGCAATGGCAAAGAGTATGACATGCGTATCACCAAGATGATCAGGAAGATCGCTTCGGGTGGTAGATTTTTGCTTGCCGATAGCATGGGTGACATTAACATCTATGAAATTACAGTCACTTTCAAGGACGGCACCCAGTCTGGATACGACGTTGACCACCTACAAGATGCTGCAATACAGAGGTATCTGCGCCAGGACATTTTGTCGCTAGCAAACAATGGTGGTTTTCGTGGCAAGGGAAACATTGAGGTGTTTGGTGGCATCAGCGACACACATCTCACCGCTACCTTTGACTTCCAAGATCTAGTAAAGACAGCAGAATTTGGTGGTCAAGGTAAGAAGGGTGGTAAAACAAATAAAGGTAATGACTACGAGAAAGATCTCTTCGAGAGTTGCGAGCACTATTTTGAGGGGGGTGGTCCTTACCCAGAGCATGCGAAACAGATCATTGACAAGATAAGTAAGGCAACGAAGCTCACATTTAAGGGTGCTAAACATGCTGGTGGTGACAACAGTTCTAGACCATTGAGGATGAGAGGTGCTAACGACATCTACATCTCTGCTGGTGGTTCTACTACCCTAGATATGGGTAAAACACTGACAGATATTACACTTCTTTTTGGACCAGCGGGAGGTAAACCAACAAAGGAAATCTACCTGTCAGTTAAGATGGGAGACACACTGTCTTTCTTTAACTGTGGTGTCCGAGGTGGTGGTAAAGATAACCTATCACTGTTCCCCACTACTTCTTTCAAGACAGGAGATATTCCACCTGCTGGTCTAGTATACCTGAACATGTTTGGTATTGATTCTGAAGATTTTCAGACAGTATTCAAAGAATATGTTGGTAAGGATGCTGGTAAAACGACAGTAAATAACCACCGAAGGAAAGTAACTTTAAAACCTTCTGGTGTCAGAGGATTGAAGAGACTCATTGCATCTGGTGTAGGTTATGGATATTGGATGGTCCATTACACGGGCACCGATGTACATTGCTATGAAGTTGACAGAAGATACATGGCAAATTCTTCTGCTCTGATTGGTAATGAGATTGAGATTCACTATGGTGGTGTCAACGGCAAAGGAAAGCGAGTTGACATCCTATTTGAAACAAAGAACTATGAGTTCAAATTTAATATCAGATCAAAGAGTGGAGGAGAGACATTCCCAACACACACCAACGGGGATTACTATAAGAAGTAATGGCAAACATTAAGCAATTAAAACATCTAGAACACATAGAAGATGAAATGCTAAACTATGGTACAGAAGGATGTACTGCAGCAGTTGCTTTCCTGAAGGAACTTCGTAAGATGCTGGGTCACCAGGAGTCTCAAGGTTTCATGCAAACCAAGTGGGATGGTGCTCCATCAGTCATCTGTGGTGTGCATCCATACACGAAAAGATTCTTTGTTGGCACTAAATCTGTGTTCAACAAAACAGAACCAAAACTATGCTTCTTACCTGGTGATGTAGACGCATACTATTCAGGTGATTTGGCAGAGAAACTTAAGTTCTCTCTAGAATATTTTAGTAAACTAGGTATCGATGGAGTCGTGCAAGGCGACCTCATGTTTACTAACAGCACATTGAAAACAGAGACGGTTAATGGTGAGAGACTGTACACATTCAGACCTAACACTATTACCTATGGCATTCCAGTAGATCATCCTATCGGCAAATCAGCAGGTAGAGCAAAGATTGGTGTAGTATTCCACACTCATTACACTGGTGATGACCTTGCAGACATGCAAGCTCGTGCAGGTGCTGATGTTACTGGTTCACAAGATGCATTGGTGATCAAAAATGACACACCAATGGATCAAGTTGGTTTTAGTAAGCAAGAATTACAACGCTTTGACAACCATGTACAAAAGATCGAACGTATGTGTGCCATTACTGGTCCTTTTCTTGACGATCTGGTTTCCAATATGGGCAGCACTGGTGATAAGAAATTTCATATCTCAACCTTCGTCAAACAGTTCTTCAACAGCGAGGTTAAAGCTGGAGTACAGATTACAAACGTGGACGAAACGATCCATGCCCTGGTAAATTTCTACGATGCCAAGATGCAGAAGGAGTTAGCAAAGATCAAGACAGTTGCTAACAGAACAAAGAAGTGTGCGCTGGTATATGAGAGTGAGAACTATCTCCTAGATAATGTCTACAAGTTTAAGATGATGATTGCTCTGTACAAAGAGTTGCAAAATCTTAAGCAAATGGTTATAGATAAACTGGACCACCTTGAGGAGTTCAGAACCTATGTCCAGACAGAGAATGGATATAAGGTGACGACACCTGAAGGATATGTTATGCACAAAGATGGCAGCATGATTAAGTTTGTCAATCGCTTTGAGTTTGCGTTCAACAACTTTACTCTACAAAAGCAATGGCGTTAAATTGTAAGACCTGCTACTTTACGTTTGGCAGATTCCAACCACCTACTACTGGTCACAAAGAAAACTTTGACGGAGTGAAACGTGCATCAGGACGACACGATTATCGCATTTATATTTCTCAATCCCACGACACTAAAGGAAAGAATCCCCTCGCACCTCATCGTAAACTATTCTACATGGAGAAGATGTTCCCAGAGCATAAGGGTAAAATCTTTTCGGGTCCTAAACAACCCGTGGAGATCTTACAGGAGCTTATGATGGATGGGTATAATGAAGCAGTGTTTCTTGTAGGATCTGATAGGGTATCAGCCATGTCATTCCTCCATAAATATAACGGCACGGAGTTTTCTTTTAGAAAACTAGAAATTCAATCTTCAGGCAGCAGAGATGCTGATGGAGATACCTTTGCTATTTCTGGAACAAAGATGAGACGTGCTGCTTTTGCTGCCGACTTCAAAACATTTAGGTCTGGTATACCCAGAGCACTGAATGATAAAGATTGTATGGCAATGATGATGGAAATTAAAGGAGCACTCCCCGCTAATTTTAAATGAAAGACTTCAAAAAATTGAGAGAGCAAGCAGTTCGTCAGCAGCATAGACAAACTGATACATTTGCTGAAGGTGATATTATTATGAATGCATTGACTGGACAGAAAGGTAGTATACATAGGTCTGGAGTCAACTATGTTATTGCAATTACCGAGTCTGGTGAGATGTTTAGAGCGTGGGTAAAAGACATCCGCGCCGTACAAGTAATTGATACCATAAATAAAGACAGGAAAAGTAGTATTTTCAATAATGGAAAGACAGAAACCAGTCAATAGTGTGCAGCATAATGATGCCTATTCCCAGGCACTTATTAATTCGTATTCAAAGTGGATGGGTGGAGATGGATTCCAACAGTCTACTATCAGTGAAGAGTCTGCTACCATCCCAGCACCAGAGAAGAAAGAACTAGGAGCTCCTGGTCCTGCTGGTGGTACTGATGCATCCACTTCTATCCCTGACCTTTCTGGTAAGGAAAAGAAAGAGGATGACTTCTCGACTAAAGATCCTAAAACAAACGCTGCTCCCCCTGATCCTGCTGCTAACCTGCGTACAGGTCAAGGTATGAAGTATTCTGTTGGAGCACAGATCAAAGATACTACTAAAGTTGCTACAGAGACACTTTCTTTTGAACTTGATGGTGCAACATACATCTTTGAAGTCAAGATGGATGGCAAAGATGACAATGGTAACACCTCTTGCTGGAAAGGATATAAGAAGCAAGGCACCAAGAAGAAAGGTGGTAAGGAAGTCAACAACTGTGTCAAGGCAGGATTTGAGCCTACTGGCGAAGAGATCAAAGAGAAGAAACTTGATCCCGTAGGCAAGGAAGATAAGGACATCGACAACGATGGTGACCACGATAAGTCTGATAAGTATCTGCTTGCTCGCCGCAAGAAGGTCTCCAAGATTGTCAACACCAGCAAGAAGATGAAAGAGCAGGCAGAACTTCGCAAGGAGATCGAAGAAGAAAAAAAGTGAAAGCGGCACACGTCGAAGTGATGCCTGACATCAAAGACGGTGCTGCCGAGGATAAAGAGAATAATAAAAAGAATAAAAAGTATATTCTCAAGGCAATGAAGAGTCAGAAAAAGGCAGACTAAATAAGGGCGTATACTATGCCCCTAAAATCATGCTAGCATTTCTACTTCCCCTGGCGTCAAAAATTATTACCGATGCCATTAACAAAATCCCAGAGAATGAAGAACTCGGTGAGAAGATGGTTGAGATCTGTCTTGTTATTCTTGCTAAAGCGGTTAAGCTGACCAAGACTGACATGGATGATCAACTACTTGAAGTTGTCACCAAAGCGATTAAGAATAGAGAAGAGTGATAATATAGGGAGGGGATAGTGCCTCTCCCTTTTTTTTATAAATACATATTAGGTAAATATAAACGCGCTGAAAACTCATGTCCCTATACGGAAAGGATGACAGCAATGCTAACAAAGCCAAAGCAGGCATTGGCATTGCTGCATCATCGCAAGCAAAACAAACAATTTTTATTGACGACACCGAAGCAGCACTTGCCGAGAATAAGGCTCGTGGTCTGAATGCTCCTGGTTGGTGGTCTTACTACACCTTCACTGATTGTGATGGTCACACTCGCCATAAGGCAGAGATGCTAGTAACAATCGCTGGTCCTGAAGCTAACTCTAACGAGACACAATCGGATGATGCACAGGCAGCAGACGTAAGCGTAGCAATCACCATCAGCACACAACCTGCAAATACTGCAGTTGCTGTTGATGCTGCTCTGACACTTACTCTTGCCTCTATTGCAACTCCTCCTGGAGATGCTTCCGTCCTCACGTATCAGTGGCAGAAATTGTCTGATGCAAATCGTTGGGCAAACATTTCTGGAGCGACTGCAACAACCTTTGAGGTTGCAGAATATGCAACAACTGACGCTGGTTCCTACCGTGTCAAGATTAACTCCACTAATGGTGCTACTGAAGTTATCTCCGCTACCGCAGTAGTTACTACCGCCGAATAATAAATGAAGTTCGATGAGTTGAACCAGGACAACTGGTTGATGTTTGCTATACGTAATTATAATAACCCGAACTCCGCCACGTATGATGACTTTAAAAAAGATCTAAATAAGATTAAGTGCGTCAAACGTTTATTTCGTCGTTATGAAATGCACGGTGAGTTGAAAGTTCATCTCATTTTAAATCATATCATCGTCATGTATAATGTATTTGATGATGCTGCAACGCCTCTATTATTTTATAAAATAGAGGCGAAACACTGGTCAAAATTAAAAGCTTTTATGCTGACCCTTAACCGCTTACCAGAAAGTCTAAACCTCGACGTTGATCAAGAATGTCTGAAGAATCTAAATCTACTGTGAATGAAATGATGGCTGGCGATGGCGCTGCTTTGTCAATGCCACCTGCTTTCGTATTTGTTAACCCAAAGTCTCAACGTAGATATAAGAAAGCCAATCAAGACAAGGTAGATGGTCGCACCAAGGGTGCAAAAACAATGCTCTCTCGTATACAGTCCCGCAAGAAAATGAAAGAAGAATTAGAAACACAAATTGTTGAAGCAGCTCCTTCTGAAACAGAGAGAGCACAGAAACAAATCGGTCAGATGAAAAAACTTGGCCGTTCTAAAGATCTGCAGAAGAAGCGTGACGAAGCGAAGAAGAAAATGCAGTCCAAGACGAAAGAAATGGACGTGCTAATGAAGGCTCGTATGTCTGACTTTAAAAAGAAGGCATCTGACCAAACAAAAAAACTTAAGAAAGAAGAAACTGAAGTGACTAAAGAAATTATGACTGAATCCACTGCACAACAAGATGCCCTGGACGTTGCACTCCAAGTTGCAACCTCCGAACTCAATCCTTCTGGTGAGTCTTCCTTTGCGAAGATTACATTTGGTGATGGATCTCAACAGAACCTTGATAACTTTTCTGCAAAGAGAATTGCTGCATGTTATGCACAACTCCCTAATGAGCACCAGACACAGTTTCGTTATATGCTCAACAAAGATGCTGCTACGTATCAGTCGGCTCTTGATTTCGCTGTAAGGAACGTATAGGTATGGCATTCGGTCTTGGTAGATTAGCAGTATTAGAATCAAAACTGGATATTTATGAAGACCTCTCGAAAGAGATGCTTGACAAGCTCGAAAGAGCAGTAGGAACAATCTCTGATAACAGTAATAAGATTGCTGTTATCTTGGAGCGTCATGAGAACAGACTGGATGAGAGCGAACGCGCTGACAAGTTGATCCTCAAGATGCTTGAGGAGATGAAAGAGAAGCAGAGTAAAGATAATGAAGTCTTGCACGAAAGAGTCTCTCTAGTTCAGAAGAAAGTTGACGCCAACGCAAAGTTTGTTGTCGGTGCAGGAGCAGTTCTTGTAACCCTTGCGACAATATTACAAGTGGTCCCACCTTTCATGAAAGCATTGACACCCATCAAAGCATCTGGTATCATGGGTACAATGATGAATTCAGTCGATGAGCTATCTGGACAGCAAATACGTAAGTTTAGTTAGCCCTCAACTACAACGATTTGCCAAGAAGAAAGAGCACCTGTATAACTTCAGGTGTCCTTACTGTGGTGATAGTAAAAAGAAGAAGAACCTAGCGCGTGGGTATATCTTTCGTGTAAAAAATGACTATGTTTATAAATGCCACAACTGTGGTGTTGGTAGAACCTTCACTAATTTTTTAAAGGATCAAAACCCTGGTCTTTATAATGATTATGTCATGGAGAGATACCGTGATGGTCTGACTGGGAAGGGAAGTAATACACCTGAACCAAAGTTTAATTTCAAAAAACCAGTCTTCAAATCATCTCATAATTTACAGAAGATTTCGGAGCTAAATAACTCTCACCCAGCGAGGCAATATCTAGAGCAACGAAAAATTAAAGATCTCGATTACTTCTTATACGCTCCTAAATTTAAAGAGTGGACCAACACACAAACGCCTACATTCGATGACATGAGAGGCGATGGTCCACGTATTATTCTGCCATTATACACAGCAGACAAAGTAATGTTTGGTTTTCAAGGGAGGTCACTCTCACCTAGAACCAAGTTGCGATACATTACTATCATACTAGACGAATCGCAACCTAAAATATTTGGTCTTGATAAAATAAATGCTAATGAAAGAGTATACATCACAGAAGGTCCCTTCGACAGCACGTTCCTTCGCAATTCGATTGCTATGTGTGGAAGCGACGTTTATGTCCCTAGTGGGACTGCTGACGATTGCTGCTATGTTTACGATAATGAACCCCGTAACACAGAAATCGTCAAGCGAATTAGTAAAACAATCGATAGTGGCGACTCCGTAGTTATCTGGCCATCATCTGTTAAGGAAAAGGACATAAACGACATGTACCTTGCTGGACATGCCGTGCAAAATATGGTAGAATCAAACACCTACCGTGGGCTAGAAGCTAAACTTAAACTGAACACATGGAAGAAAGTATGAGCATCAATGTACAAAAGAGAGATGGAACGGTTGAGTCTCTCAACCTAGAAAAGATTCATAAGATGGTTGAAGAGGCATGTCAAGGTCTCGGTGGAGTTTCTTCTAGTCAAGTGGAGATGAACTCTGGTATTCAATTCTTTGATGGCATCACTACAATCCAGATCCAGGAGATCCTGATTCGCTCTGCAAGCGATTTGATTGACCTGGACCACCCCAACTATCAGTTTGTTGCTGCTCGCCTGCTCCTGTCCTGCCTACGCAAGGAAGCATTCCATAAGAACATCTGGAAGGAGGGTATGCCTTCGGTGTTTGACGTGACTGCATATAATGCTACGGTCAATAGAGTCTATGATGAAGAAATTCTAGACAAGTATACTGATGAAGACTGGATGAAGATTAATTCTTGGATTGATCATGATCGCGACTACCTATTCACTTATGCTGGTCTACGTCAGGTTACGGATAAATACCTAGTACAAGATAGAAGTGCTGGAGAAGTCTACGAGACTCCACAGTACATGTACATGCTTATTGCATTAACTCTCTTTGCAGAATACCCACTTGCTACAAGACTCGATTATGTCCGAAGATACTACGACGCAATCAGCAAGCACAAAATCAACATTCCCACACCTATCATGGCAGGGGTGCGAACTCCACTTCGACAATTTGCTAGCTGTGTTCTTGTTGATAGCGATGACACCCTCGATAGTATCTTTTCTAGTGACATGGCGATTGGCCGCTACGTTGCTCAACGTGCAGGAATCGGTATCAACGCAGGCAGAATCCGTGGAGTCAACAGTAAGATCCGAGGTGGAGAAGTTGCACACACAGGTGTTATCCCATTCCTCAAAAAGTTTGAAGCAACTGTCAGATGCTGTACTCAAAATGGCATCCGTGGTGGATCAGCAACTGTCCACTTCCCAATCTGGCACCAAGAAATAGAAGACATTATTGTTCTCAAGAACAATAAAGGTTCAGAAGACAATCGAGTGAGGAAACTTGACTACTCAATCCAAATTTCAAAACTTTTCTACGAACGTTTCATGCAGGCTGGAGAGATTAGCCTATTCTCACCGCATGACGTACCAGGTTTGTATGATGCTTTTGGTACTGATTCATTTGACGATTGCTATGTGGGCTATGAATCAGACGAGTCTATTCCGAGAAAGACTGTCGCTGCACAGGAACTGATTCTCAATCTCCTGAAGAATCGTGCAGAAACTGGTCGTGTGTATCTGATGAACATCGACCACTGCAATTCACATTCATCCTTCCTGGATAAGGTGAACATGAGTAACCTATGTCAGGAGATTACTCTTCCTACAGATCCTATTCAACATATTGATGGGTCAGGTGAGATTGCTTTGTGCATTCTATCTGCTATCAACGTAGGTAAGCTGAAGCAATTTGATGACCTTGAGGATCTATGTGACCTTGCTGTTCGTGGTCTAGAAGAACTCATTGATTACCAGGAGTACCCCGTCAAGGCGGCGAGAGAGTCCACAATTAATCGTAGGTCACTTGGTGTCGGATACATTGGTCTAGCACACTTCCTGGCGAAGCAGGGGCACAATTATGATTCTCCTGAAGCAGTTAAGTCTGTTCATGATCTGACTGAAGCATTCCAATACTACTTGCTTAAGTCATCTAATCAGATCGCTAAAGAAAAAGGTGCTTGTGGATACTTTAATCGCACAAAATATTCACAGGGTATTCTTCCGATTGATACATATAAAAAGGACGTTGACGAACTAGTACCAAATGACCTATCGCTTGATTGGGGAACTCTACGGGAAACAATTCAGGAATTCGGACTACGACATAGCACGTTGTCCGCTCAAATGCCAAGCGAGAGTAGTTCCGTTGTGTCAAACGCAACAAATGGAATCGAACCACCTAGAGGGTATCTGTCCGTTAAGAAGAGCAAGAAGGGACCACTTAAACAGATTGTCCCGCAATACACGTCTCTTAAAAACAATTATACCCTTCTGTGGGATATGCCTAGCAACGCTGGCTATATTAATATTGTTGCTGTGATGCAGAAGTTCTTCGACCAGGCAATCTCTGGTAACTGGAGCTACAATCCATTGAACTATCCTGATAATGAGATCCCTGTGTCTGTTATGGCAACTGATTTCTTAACTACATACAAGTACGGTTGGAAGACTTCTTACTATCAAAACACCTATGATGTAAAGGAAGATCCTGAAGACGATGATAAGAAACAAAGCATAGAAGACCTATTAACTCAAATTCTAGAAACACAAACCGAGGAAGAAGACTGTGACAGTTGCAAAATTTAGAGTAAGCGAAGATATGCCAAAGAAATCTGTTGAAGGCATGACTGTCTTTAATACAAATAAAGTGAATGCCATGAAACAACCTATGTTCTTTGGTGCTCCTCTGGGAGTGCAACGTTATGATCAATACAAATATCCCGTCTTTGAGAAACTCACACAGCAACAACTGGGTTATTTCTGGAGACCAGAAGAGGTATCCCTCCAGAAAGATCGTGCCGACTATCAGACACTTCGTCCAGAACAGAAACACATCTTCACTAGTAACCTTAAGTACCAAATCCTCTTGGATTCTGTACAAGGGCGTGGTCCTGGGATGGCTTTTAGTCCTTACTGCTCACTACCCGAGCTTGAGGCTGCAATGAATATCTGGCAGACTATGGAGATGATTCATAGTCGCTCGTACACATACATCATTAAGAATGTGTACCCAGATCCTACCGAAGTTCTTGACACAATCATTGATGATGAGAAGATCATTGAACGTGCTCAAAGTGTCACCAAGGCATACGATGACTTCATCAATGCTGCACAGGAGTATGGCACTGGTAACTGGTGGAAGGAAGACTGGAGAGATTCTCCTAGTGCTGAATGGACACTGCGTGATCTGAAGCGTAAACTCTATCGTGCAGTCATGAACGTTTATATCCTAGAAGGTATTCGTTTCTATGTTTCTTTCGCATGTTCGTTTGCTTTTGGTGAACTCAAGATGATGGAAGGCAATGCAAAGATCATCGGTCTGATTGCTCGTGATGAGTCACAGCACATGACTATCACCATGAACATGATCAAGAACTGGCAGAAGGGTGATGACCCTGACATGCTGAAGATCATTGAGGAAGAAGAGCAGAATGTCGTTCAGATGTTCCGTGACTGTGTGGAAGAAGAGAAGAACTGGGCAGAGTATTTGTTCAGAGATGGTAGCATGATTGGATTGAATGACAAACTACTCAAGAACTATGTTGAGTGGGTTGCTAACCGTCGCATGAAATCTATCAACATGAAACCTGTATTCGATCAACCTATCTCTAACAATCCTCTCCCCTGGACAGAGCACTGGTTGAACTCCAAGTCTATGCAGGTGGCACCACAAGAGACAGAGGTTGAGTCTTATGTTATTGGTGGTATCAAACAAGATGTTGGTGAAAAAACATTCTCTGGATTTAAACTATGACAAATGAGTGGAGTGCGGTTCACCATAAGAGTGACCCACCCCAGTCTCCTTTTGCTCCCACTTGGGACTATACTATTGGTGAAAAGCAAATTGATATTGACTGCGGTGAACTAACTAAAATTATTCTACAGAAAGAACAAGAGATCAAAGACCAATTCCCTGCTAGTAGTGACGGGAACACTGGTCTAGGTCCTAATAGTCTTACCTCTAGGTTCAGGCATTTTAATGTCTTGACCTGGGGGTTTCCTGCTACAGATCAGTTGCATAAAGAGATTAAAAAATTTCATGGGCAATACTCTAATAGTATTTTTGGTCTTCTTTCTCCCGTACCTAAAGTACAAATTAGATGTTGGGCTAATGTATTGAGGAAAGGTGAGAGGATCAAAAAACATTGGCACTCTGTTCACCCACATACATACTTGGGAGGACATCTAACTGTTGCTGCTGTAGACACCAAGACTATCTACGAACATCCGTATGATGATATTGGTAGAAATTATGAGGCAGAGAATGTGCCAGGTAAACTGACACTATTCCCTAACTATCTTCCTCACTATACTACAGTTAATCAACAGGATAGTCCTAGAATTACTATTGCTTTTGATCTTACTAGTTTAGATAAGATCTTTACGGATGATGATGACCACACGCTTATAAGATTATGAATCCTGATAATCAATTACCTGTGCCCATGAGGGCAGATCCTAATCAACCCAGGGCAGTCCAGAAATATCTGGAGGTAATGAAACAAGTTGATCGCAATGAACAGTATACGATATACTGGTGGACTAGGATGAATGAAGAAGAACTGATGCAGGTAATGCAAAAGTTCTGTTGGGATAACAGTATTGATTATAATACTGTCAACTGGGGTAAGTTTCTACGTGGTGAAAACATCCCAGGTTTCTGGGAGAATGCTGCACAATGAATATATTTTATAGGTGGTTACATGGCATTAAATTGGAGAGAGCAGCTGCTCGCAACAAACCTACCCAGTCAGGAGGAGAGAGACCTTCTGTCAAGAGGACCGAGCAGTCTGGCACAAGCGTGGAAACTCGGAGCAATGAAGTACAGATACAGATACCTGATCCGTGGGACCGATGAAGACACAAAGTGCTAAAGCGAAAGGTCGTAACTTACAAAAGTGGGTGAGACAAATGTTGATCGAGATGCTAGATGTTCATCCAGAGGACATCGAGTCTCGGTCTATGGGTGCAGGTGGGGAAGACCTGATAATGGCAAGAGCAGCTAGACAAAAGTTCCCACACTCTGTAGAATGTAAGAACGTTGAACGACTCAATGTCTGGGATGCATACGAACAGGCAGCATCAAACTGTGGTGACTATGAACCTATCGTAGTCATGAAAAAGAATAGAAAGAAACCTTTGGTTGTTGTTGATGCAGAATATTTCATCGGACTCTTTAATAAATAATAGAATACAGGATTACATTATGCCGAGATCACAATTGACCAAGAATGATATCCTGGCAAAAGTTTATCAAATGAAAACAGAATTGTATTCTGACGGTCATAAAGATAAGACAGGTCAATGGCATGATGGTGCTCATCATTTTCTAAACAAAGTATTAGATGCCCTCAATGAATATAGATGTTGAGATTAAAAAACTATTAGAACGAGTTAGACGTATGAAAAACGATACGCTCTTTGAAGAACCATGTCCCATTTATGAAGCAGACGTTGACGATTGGGAAGATTTCTGGTACAATGAGGACAAATAAGTAATCACTTCATGATCAAAACATTATTTGCTGCACTTGCTGCAGCTGCGATTGTTATTCCTGCACAAGCAGAACCGATTAGAGAAACTGACTACAATACACCACATGCGATGGGGTGTATGCTGCTAGGTGAATGCACCGATGATGTGGTAAAGGTAACTTCTATGCTTGACATCTCATCCAATTACAATGATATGGAAGACTTTACTAGTGTGACTGGTGAGTTCCATAACATCCTACACTCACTCAATCAAGTTGGCGTGAATGTATTCCTTGCTGATGAGAAGTATTTTCCTGCAGGGCATCGTGGTGTATACCATACTGTCTCCAATAACTTCTTCCTCAATAAGGATCACATGGGTAGTCCTGGAGTCCTGATGATGGTAATGCGTCATGAAGGATGGCATGCAGCACAAGATTGTATGGCAGGAACGATTGACAATAGTCTGATTGCTATCATCAAACCAGAGGATGAAGTTCCTATGATCTGGCGTGTTTTAGCAGAACGTACCTATCCTGATTCTGCTGTACCTTGGGAAGCAGAAGCACAGTGGGCAGGTAGAACAGAGAACATGACTATGGATGCTCTTGCTGCTTGTGCTGGTGGCAAGATGTGGGAAGTCTATGAACCAACACCTTTGACTAGAGAATACCTAGAGAAAGAAGGTTATATCAAATAAATAGTTTTGCCTAACTCTTTACTCATGGACTCAAATCCAAAGAAAGAGGAAGCCAAAAAGGAAAGCAAATTTGAGTGGGCGGATGAGGGTGTATCAACTCTTGTCCGAGTTATTATACTTGGTTGGTCAGCAACAATTCTGACCCTTAATTATGTAACTGTTCCTGGTATTCCTCAAAAAAACATCGATCCAACTTTCATAGCCAGCGTCTTCACGGGGACGCTTGCGACGTTCGGTGTCGTTCCTGCTAAAAAGAAAGACGATTCAAAACAAGAACCTCCAAAGGAAAATAAACATGCAAAAGATTATTAATGGTGTCGCATTATTGTCAGGTCTAGTTTCTCTATCTGTTCTCGGGGGTGGTGCTTATCTTTACGTTCAAAAGGATACATTGATTGAAGGTGCTAGGGAGAAAGCAACTGCTGCTATCACCGAAGCAATCACAGAAGCACTTCCTGCTATGATAGACTCTGCTATGCCAGAGATACCTTCTGTGCCTTCTACCACAGGTGCTGCACTGCCATTCTAATATGGATATCCCAGACATTAGTACAGAGGGTATTAATATTCGTGAACTCGATATCGGTCCAATTAATATATGGACTGCTCCCGAGGTACGAACTCCTAGTGTCCCTCCAATCTACCCAGTCACTAATATGATTGGGGTCCCTATCGTGGACATGCCTGGATGTGTAGAAGCACACGAACAAAACGAAAAAAATAACTTTGATGTCAACGAATTAGATCCGAAAGGTGTCAAAGTATACTGTGATGCAGGTACACCATCATTTAATCCTATGGATTATGATAAAGGTCAGCTGAAGTTTACAAATGAATCTCCTGTACCTGCATACAAAGGATCGAAAACTAATCCACCTTCAGATACAAAAACAGATACACCACCAGCACCAAAGACACCAGTAGCATCAGCAGACATTGAATGTCCTACTCAAGAACAGTTAGATAAAGAACCTGTGGGGTTCCTGTTTGATAGTGGACGCAAAGAAGTATTAGGATACAAGTTGGTAGGAGACCAATGTATCCGAGAGGTAGGTGATGTACCTATCGTTACACAAGTATTAAATGGATTACCCCCAACTGGTGTTGTGGTCACCACTGGGGGTATTGCTGTAGTTGCTACTACATCTGCACTGCTTGCTAAACCATTCGCTGACATTCTTCTGAAGGTAATCAAACCTACAGTGAAGAAAGTTCTGAAAAAGGTTGCTGCTATTCGGGGTAAGAAACCAAAGGTTGAATCTGTAACGGAGCGCCGAGCAGAGCAGCGTCTTCGGAATGAAGCGATTGCAAAGCTTCGGTCTGTTGCGGCGAAGAGTCAGAAGAAGAAGAAATAGAATGTCTATGCTGCTTGACGGTATTAACATTGTTAACTACCACATCAGCACACACTTTATAGTAAGGACTTCTAGGATGAAAAGAAATTCCTTGCTGCATTAAAGTTCCACAATTCTTAAGTCTCGCAATCTCAAAGTCCAATCTTTTATTGGCAGTTATTTGTTGCATCATTGCAATGTTAGAAGCAGCTGCTTCTTTACATAACTCCTGCAGTTTCTTATCGGTAGGTGTACTCCAGGTCATAGAGAAACCTACACCTAGACTGTAGTTATCTTTCTGTCCAGTACGTGTTCTCTTATGGAAGAGGATGTCCCCAGGGTTATCAATTATGCCATCCCCAATATCATTACCATTATCATCGAAGGCACCGAAGTTATCACTGATATCGTATACTGGATCGTTATAATAATCTTCGTATGGTCTGGAAGCAGACGCACTTCCTGTTACATATGGCGTGAAGTTACGAGTGGGACCTTGACATTGAATCCCACCGCCATATGTGTTAGTAATATACGGTCCTTGTAAAACCTGAATAGCTTGGTTCGTAACCGAGCCAGAGCTATTTGCGATTGGGGATGCTGTTGCACTTACACCCCCCACAGTCTCGGCATTTACAGGGGCAGTTACACTTACAGCTAGCGCAGATAGACATAATGCTTTTATTGTGAGAAGATACTTGTTGTGTCGGTTATGCTTGTAACCTCTGTTACTCTTTCTATGATCGTATGATTTTGTAGTCCTGGTCCGTTGTAAGTTTCTGTAAACTGGAACGCTTGTCCTGGTGTTGTCTGTGTGAAGCTTGGTTTTGATCCCACTCCTGTCCATGTTGAATTCACTCCATCTATTGTTACGTTGGTATTAGAAGTACCAGGGGAGAGATTCCCACTAGCACTAACACCTGAACCTGTGGCAGAATATTGATATCCTGTCGAGTAGTCCATGCTATTGATTGTTTCAGTTATCGTCTGCGAGGTTTCTGTATGACTCGTCATACTTCCCTGTGTGAAGTTTGGAACCACGGGGACCGCCAGAGCAGCGGCAGGAATAAGACTTACTCCCACCGCAGACATCGCAATATATATGATTGTCTTTCCAAAATGGGTCATTGCGAATCTCCATCAGTCGATAACAGTGATCTCACTTACGAATTGTCCTGTAGCTGTAGTACCAGCTCCACCAGCCGTCACGGTGAGAATACCTGCACTGGTTACAGTACCTGCTAGTGTGTCTTTTGTGCCAGCAGTGTAAGAAGTTACATTACTGAAGTTAGGTACTAGACCAGTAGTGGGAGCACTTTGAGGCACAGCATCAGCCTGTGTATAAGACTGACTGAAACTAAATGCTGTTCCAGCAGTGTCTTGGGTAGCAGCAATAGTTCCTGGGTTATATACACCAGAGGTGATAGTACCAACAGAAACTGTACCTGCAGTATTACCGTCCGTAGTATCGATATTACTACCTGAAATACTGAACGAGGATCCAATTCTTGTTGCTTGGGATCTGGCAGCGTCAACGGTAAGTTGAACACTTGAAGCATGTTTTGATACAAGTCCGCCTGCATTTGCTGCAGAAGCGGTCATCAGTAGCATTCCAAAAGTCAAAAAGACTTTTTTCATTTGATCTAAATTTTACCACACAGTTATTTAGCTTGACATGTCATGTTATCCGTGATACAATAACCCCAGTTGCTACCCAACTATGGTAGATGATTGGCGCTACAGTGACGACCGCATGGACACTCGCTCTAAAGTCTATGCTGTTCTCCTCAAAAGATTTGGCAGTGAGATCAAACCAGATGGCACTCCTGTACACAGTCAAAAAAGTATTGTGGAATGCTGTCATGACTGGGTATCTCAAGGTAACAACAGGACAGATGGTATAGTGGCATACTACCAGGCATATTATGCACCCAAACGTATTGACGCTACCTAGATAGTATGCTACCATAGGCACTGTCGCAATGAAAAAAATGATCTCACAAGCAATCGCTGTTGCTGGTCTCTCATTTATGATCCCAGCGTCACTTCCTCCAGTAGAAGGACCAGTGTCTATTCCTGTAATACAATACGAACCTACGTGGAAGTGTGAAGACTGCACTCCAGAGGAACAGTATGTATTGGCACAACTTCAGGAAAAAACAAAAATTACTGATAAGAATGCTCTTGCTACACTGATGGGCAACATCAAGCAGGAGAGTAAGTTCATCTCCAACATCTGTGAAGGTGGTGCTCGTGTCTCGTATGAGAACTGCCTGACTGGTGGGTATGGTTTGATCCAGTGGACTTCTCCTCACAGATACAGAGGTCTTGGCAATTTCTGTGCTAAATATGAATGTGATCCGAGCAGTGTATCTGGTCAGACTCGATGGATGATTAACGAACCTATCTTCCAAAGGTATCTTCCAGAGTTTGAAGGACGTGGATATTCTATCTCGCAATACATGGTTCCTGCTTACTACTGGTTAGGGTGGGGCATTAAAGGCAACCGTGAAATCTATGCCTATGACTACGAAGCTAAACTAAAACTAGTATGACATTCCCTGCACCAAAATATCTTAAAGACGATCCTTGGTTCGGACCTGCAACATTAAGCGAGACCCAAGAGATTTTAAAAGCAAGAATTGATCTTTGTGTTGCAGAACAACTCTTGTTGGTAGAAGAAGAGACTGGTATTCCAACTAACATCCACGAAGTCATGTATCAAATTGCCACTAAAACTGGTAAGACTACTACACAACTGGATCCACAAACTTGGATGTCTGGTTCTGGTATCAACTAATTTGCTTGACAGCACCTAGTCACTGTGCTAATATATACAGTGTTCAAGAGGTTGCAAAGTCTGTTGTTCTGGACAGGGGTTCGATTCCCCTCACTTCCATTGATGGGGGTGCCATGGTTTCGACAGGGCAAAAAGGTTGTAATTGTTGACGGGACAAAACCCTAGATGCAAACACATCTGATTCCGCTGCGAATAATATCGTAGCATTCTCCCGCAGCACCGTTGCTGCCTGAATGGGAGATGGGGGATAGGTTATCCTTCTAATCCAATAACTCTTGGGGGTGTGATGCCCCTTCTTTATGGGCAAGTAGCTCAGCTGGATAGAGCCACGCACTTCTAATGCGTTGGTCGGGGGTTCGAGTCCCTCCTTGCCTGCCAGGGCGATTAGCGCAGCGGTAGCGCACCTCCTTTACACGGAGAGGGTCGGGGGTTCGATTCCCTCATCGCCCATAGTATACCTATACTAATGAACAAAGAAAAAGTTAAAGACCAGCTACACGAGTTGCACATAGAGCTGGCATACATCAGAGGTATGTTGGAAAATGTTAGTAATCAAATGCAAGAACTGCGGGAAAGTGTTAGAGAGCCACCCAAGCAAAACCAGATGTTGCGGGTGTCCGAACCTTACGAGCATCCGTGGCACCAGCATATCAGGCAAGGATCTATCTCTGATAGAACTTGTATCGAGTCCCCAGAAACAAAAGAATACTACGAAGCTGTCACCGCAAGACTTGGTTTTTCAGGAGGAACGGCGACAACGCAAGGTCCGACGCATTGACTTTGAAGAACGATAAAATTATTTAACATCAATCATGAAAATTTTTCTAGACACAGCAGACTTCGGTGCTATCATCGAACGTTCTCGCACTGGCATCATTTCTGGCATAACAACAAACCCAACACTAGTACGTAAGCAAGGTGTAGACTACCGAGATCTTATTGCACAGTTGTGTGATGAGTCTTTTGCATTTGAATCTGTATCAGCAGAAGTCAATGGACAGACAGCAGAAGAACTACTAGAAGATGCAGAGAACTACATTGGTCTAGGTGAAGCAGTTACTATCAAGTTGCCTCTCCACATGGAGGGTCTGATTGCATGTAGAGATCTAGCTTCTCGTGGTATCAAGACTAACGTGACCCTGTGTTTCTCTGCTGCTCAAGCAGCTGTAACTGCTTTGTCTGGTGCCACATATATCTCCCCATTCGTGGGACGGTTGAATGATAATAGTGTCAGTGGTGTTGAGTTGATCCGTGCTATCTCTGGTCTGTACTGCTCACAGGGACAGCGTACCAAGATCCTTGCTGCCAGTTTGAGAGATGTCCACCATGTCTCCCGTTGTCTTCTGTATGGTGCTAGTGTAGTCACTCTTCCAGTTGGGGTATTTGATAAGATGTATAAGCACGTCCTTACTGATGTAGGACTGGATATCTTTGAACAAGATTTTAGGGAAATCAATGAAAGAAATTGAAGAAATGCGTGAGATTAGTGAGGAGGAGTTCCAAGCGAACTTCGATGCTTACATGGATCTCATTGAGAGTAAAGGTGAGCACTTCCTAGTCCGTCGCTCGGACGGTAGTGCAGTCATCGCAGCACCGATCACAGAAGAGATGGAACCGTTGCTTGACATTATGCCTACATTGGACTATAATGACGGAGTTGCTGGAGACCCTTCCTTCTGATGAAAATCCTTCTTGAGCGTTTCCCATACCGCTACGTCGAGTGTGGTGTGTTGGAGACTAATGGAATGCCTGACTTTCGTATCCAGAAAGCAGACGAGTACACCAAGCGGTATCGTGACATGTATCTTCTAGATAATCAGATGCAACTTCTGACTGCTATGGAAGACTTTGAATATACCAAGTGGTTGGATCCAGAAAACGTTCCCTGTTATGTAAAAGAAAATGTCAAAGCTATCTGAAGCAAAAGAACTAGTGCGCCAGGAACTTCTGGAAGCACTGCAAAATAAGAACGGTGGATCCGTTCGTGATCTCTTTGAGGTCTATGATAAACTTCGTGAACTATCACCTTGTGATGTCATTGAGTTTACTAATACTGACTCTGCTTACAACTTCCAGTTGGGATCTGACTATCTCTCTTCTACCAATGCAGAAACATTTGGTGTTGCAGCTGCAGGTCCAGTAGATTATATTCCAGGTGGTCTGGGTGCTGATGTTATCTCCTTTGGTGGTGATAACGACACAATTAGTCTTGGATAGACTCTAAACTTATCCTGGTGGAGCTGGGTAGACTTATCTGCTGGTCCAGTCTCGGTAAGACTATAAACTAGCCCTGGTGCGGGTGTTGCTGCCGCCTGGTTTCCAATTTCCAGTTAAAGAATTGGTGGCGAGCCTGTGCATTGGACTGACCTCCTACTGTGGACACTACACAAACTGTCCACTTGACAGATTTAACAAAGTCTGTTATCATAAATAAATGTTACAACTGTCACACTCACATAAGTATTAATACTTGTGCCAGTTGTAACAAAACGAGACACGTCGAGTCTCTATTCATCTGTGGGTAATCACTCCACAAGTAAACAAAGGTATTAACAAACATGATCAAATCTGTATTCGCAGCAACCGCTGCTCTTTCTGTCTCTGCTGGTGCTGCTTTCGCAGGACCCTACGTCAACGTGGAAACCAACGCTGGTTGGACTGGATCCGAGTACAATGGTGCTGGAACAGACCTTCACCTGGGTTACGAAGGTTCCTTCAGTGACACTGGTTCATACTACGTTCAGGGTGGCGCTACTGTGCTGACTCCTGACGGTGGTGACGCTGATACCGTTCCTTCTGGTAAGGCAGGCGTTGGTTTGAGTCTTACTGAAGCACTTGGTGCATATGGTGAAGTATCCTTCGTAGGTTCAGGCGACGAAGATCTTGACCGTGGTTACGGAGCTAAATTGGGTTTGAAGTATAACTTCTGATCTTGTAGACACATAGACATCTAGATGTTATACTGGGGGTGCGACGGCATCCCCTTTTTTTATGAAATTTGTTCTCAAATTCTTAACGAATCCAGGAACGTTGACTTCCTTTCTGTTGTTAGGAATAATAGCACTGATAGGGGCACTGCATAACCATGCTCACTACAGCATGGAAATGGATGCAGATAGTTACGTGAGACAGTGGTGTAGATCATCAGCAGAAAACAAAAAAATCTGTATCAGTTATGGTAGTTCGTATGATTAAAAAGTATTTGGGATTACTTAAAAAGATTCCAGAGAGACACTACTGGCCTATCTTTGTTATTGTATCTCTCTACTTCATCGTTCCGATGAGTGAGATTACAGTAACTCTAGGCGCTATTCTCTACTTCAAGTATGAGAATAAAGTTAGACCTGTGATTGGTAGACTTACCAAGAGACTACCTGACTGGTTGACATATGGTGGTAGTGTCCTATTCTTCCTGGTAATGATTGACGACACCCTCTTTTATGTGGTGCTCTTCATTCTGGCAATCTGGGGAGCGAGTAAAGCAAGTAAACCTGATCCGACTGATCAGGAATAATTATCAAAGGAGGGCTTGACACCCTCCTTTTTTTGCTATATACTATGTAAAGTTTCATTACAGAAGGTAAATGACTGTAACAACAGAAGACGGCGGACGCACAAATTTGTTCGCTAGAGAGCCTCAAATGTACGTCTCTAAAACTGACGCCGAACGTTATGGCTACGAGTCATATGCTGAAAGAGCCGAGAAGTTGAATGGACGCACTGCTATGGTTGGATTTGTTGCTGCTGTTGTCTCTTATACTTTCAGTGGCAGTGTATTTTTCTTTGGTGTCTTCGGATTCTGACAACTGAAATACGTCTGCTATAATGGTGGATAGATACTTCAGATATCGAAAACCAAATGACAAATCCTAATGCTCTCTATGAGGACATGCAAAAACTGGATGACATGTATGAAGAACTTCTCTGGCATCCAGAAGACGAGTTGCAATTCTCTCATGATGGAGAGAAAATTATTATCACCAACAAAACTTTGGAACTGAATGGAAAACTCTCTACTTGAAATCCTCACGTACTATGTGATTGGAGGTGCCCTTATCATTGGACCACCTGCAATCTTCCTAATCATTGCTATGATGGGAGCGATCCAAAATACGAAAGGTCGTATGGTTGGATACAAAGACCACAAAGAATATGGTGACAGTTCTATCTACGAGAACTCACCTTCGGATCAAACTAAATTCTATCTTACACTAGGAGAAAACTCATGAACGAAAACGCAGAACGCATCAACGGATGGGCAGCAATGCTCGGAGTCATCGCTGCTATGGGTAGCTATGCAACAACAGGACAACTCATCCCAGGTATTTGGTGATGTTATTTCTAGCAGCATCCATGTTAGTAGGTTTTATCTTTGCAGCTGTTCTTACAGGTGGTGATGTAGATGACGATGACGACATGGGTGGTGGCATGATGATCCCCGCTACCTACCCTGCAAGTTGAGTACAAATGCTCATCTTTTAGGGGTTGACGGAAAACCGCCCGCCTGTTATAATAAATACATCGTTAAGTTAAGAAACCAAAACATTTCTTAACGGTTCGTAACACCCCTAAAACCGAGACCTATAGGGTGTATAAACAACGTCTCTAATACCTCTGCCTAGGGCGCAGAGGAAATAGTAACTCCACCATTCCCTGATGGTCTTACTTTCTTTTCAAAACAATGGCTTCAACTCTTTCAAGGCAACAATCACAATCCTCGTGGGATTCTTTCTGCGAGTGGGTAACCTCCACCAACAATCGTTTGTACGTTGGTTGGTTCGGCGTACTGATGATTCCTACGTTGCTTGCTGCAACTATCTGTTTCATCGTCGCTTT